ACCAATTATAGCGTTGGGCTTCTATATATCAATTCGGTATCACTGCCGATTCAGTTTCACGTTATTGGAGCACATTTATGGACCCTCTATCTCAAGTTTCCCCTGTTACGGATGTTAATCCGTCAGAAGTCCCTGATCCAAGTGAGGTCAACATACCACCCCGGGTGGCTCTTATTATTGAGATCATCAATACACTCAATGATGTTCTGCAGGAAACTGATCTAAAAGCTATCAGACTCGCAGTTGTTTCTGTTGTGAGTACTATCAATGTAAGGATCATTCCTGAATTGAACACTCTCATCAAGCTAGCAAATTTTGCTAACAACAATGTGGCAAAAGTTAAAGATGCAGTCATTGATTAGCCTCCTTGTCAAACTTATTTGCTTTAACCGTCATGCAAACCTCTACAGGCTACGTTAACGATATCATTCCGCCCTACGCTGAATGGGAGAGTCGGGGTAACCAATTCTTTCATCCTGACACAGGGTCATCCTTGTCCTACCCTATCTTTTATTGTAAAGATATCAAGGGGTGCGGGGTTAAGAATTACCGGAATGTGTCCGCTGTAACTACCATAAACTTCTTGGATGGATGTACTCCACGTCTAAACGCGGTACTATCTGTACAAGGTTTACTTTATGAGAACGCTACTGAAGCGCAAATGGGCCACCTCTGGGCGTTTGTGATGGGCGGACAGTCTTTACTACCCACTGGCACACAAGAGCAGCGAACTTTCTCCGCTGCCGCGTTAACCTGCGGAGATTAAGTCTATGGCTTGGCGTGATATATTCGGATGTGATCTCTCCTTATTTGAGAGGGGTGGAAGACTGACTGATATTGGCACGCTAGCCACAGTTACTATTGGTCCATTATCTTGCGGGTGTATAAACTACCCTGAGGTACGTATAGATTTTATGAAATCCATACGTGACTATAAACTGACCAAGACACGCTGTGACACAGCTGCGTCGTATCGTCTGCCTTTAGATGTAACCGTCACAATGTATAGGAAGCAAAGAGGAAAATATAAACTACTCAGAACGGTTGAGCTAATATGTGACTTAACGGAACCTGAGTTCGTTACCCCTAGTCTTGTCTATACACCAGACCCGCTTCTATTTGACACCTGTATGAATATACTGGTGGTGGATAGGCAAATTGATGCATGGTTGAAACGCGTTTTAGAAACACCATACGGAGAACCTTTTATCGCAACGTGAAATACGATTACTCAGAATACCGCACAGGGTGTGGATGCGTGTCACCAATTTACGAAGGCGAAGGGTATTCCAGTGATACTGTTTTCCCCATATCTACTCCTATCTGGCAATCAATGTGTTTGGAAACGTGTATTGAGGGTCTCACTACATGCACTGTCTTGTTAGACGGTTCTAGTATTTGCCTCCCTAATGAGTACATTCCTTACATCCCACGCCCACCTGAAGTATCGGACATACCAGTCGTTTCTTACGAGATACGAGACACCCAACTTTTCTGGGGTGATGGTATGGGAGGTTCGTGGATAGACGGAAAGTGGACAGACCCTAACCCTAATCGTGTACGAAGTCATGACACAACTCTTGGGCTTATGCATCTTGCTACTGCCTGGGGATTTAACATGTATTTCAACCAATTTGGTGATAAAGTCGTCTATGTAAGTCCTGCCATAGCCGCTGGGTTTGGATTAGATGAGTATGGGTTCCGTCAAAACATTCCCCCTGATAGGAAGCGGACCGTATATTGGCGACTAGTCTATATCTACACCAGTTCCAATAACATCGTGACCAGGGCAGCAAATACTTTGTTGTTTTGCATTCCATGGCCAGAAGGGGACGCTCCGCCTGATCCGTTAGAAGATGGGATTGTGGAACCTGAATATTTTACTCGACGGTGGTCATTAACCCCATGTATTAACGAGGCCATTTAATCATGCCCCCAACCACACATTATCGTGATGCCTGGGAAGATCCAGGTGACTGGGAACAACGTAGCTCTAGTATGCTATTCTCACCCTCCACGAAGTCTATCATAAATATGACATCGGCGTATTGTTCTTCGCGAACACCATGTCCAGATGACACGCCATATAAGGTAGGAACAACATCCATGACACTGAATGCTATTTACAAGTGTAAACCATTCCCTGTCGTTACGATGACGTTATCTGCAGCCTACTATGACTCAGCTTTCTTTGGAAGTGAGATACATGGGCATATCGATTATCTGTTACGATCCCGCCAAATAGCTAACGGAAACGTTACTCGATTTGGAGGAGGCTTCATTTCCGCTATGACTATACCATGTCTAGCCTAAATTCTGTTTAAGCAAAGGAAGAACATCATGCCACAGGGCGTCAAAATCGTACTTACTCCTATTATCGATCACTTCCCTGACAGTGAGGTTCCGCAAATGCGTGGAGCGCCACAGGTCTTTCTCTGTTTGGGAGAGGTTCCCGAACCGCTGAAGGGCAACGCGATTCCCATCGGTCCAGTGGATCTTCCTGTTACATCTAAGATCTTCTATCTGTCTCGCGTCAAGGATAACCCCCTTTCTAGTCTCAAGATCGTGAACTCTGTCCACGAGTGGGCTTCTGGTCTCAGTACCTCGGGCAGCGGCTTCTCCGAGTTGTTGGGGATCCCATTCTATATCAACTCCATTAAGGTAGTTGAGTGCCTGCACTGCGCTAATAAGGATACCCTTCGAACGCCAAACATGGTGGCTGAATTTGCCGAGACAGTAACGTTGCCACTCCACATCATCAATAACGCCGGCTTCTCCTTCCAGGACTTCAAGCTGTATAATGTGCCTGACGCTATGAAAAGACTTGAGACCTTGGTTCTCTTGACCGGTAGCAGTGTCGAGCTTCGTGCGTGGCAAGAAGTGGGATGATTTCAAGCGGATTGGATGTCCATCTCTAACCAGTTCCACAAATGCAGGGAATGCAGGATTACCCTTACAATTCTCTAGTGTTGCTATAGTATCTAGCATATCACATCCTACGGGAGATAAGCCTTCATACTCTTTGCGCACCCATTTGTCTTCCTGGTCTATCTGAACGTCTTTATATAGTAATCGTGCCCATGCGCGATACAGTGAATAGACACCATCAGAAGTTACCTCCAAGTCCTTCAGCCAGTAGTACTGGTTGGCTAAGAAACTAGCATACCTGTAATCCCCTTGGGAATATTCTTGTTTGCTAGGGTTAATAACCATACCGAACTTCTGGACGTACTCGTAAAACCACATGGTAGGGACGACGGTTTCGCAATCGTAGCAAAACAATGTATCATCCCCATAACCAACGTGTCTTACATCATCAATACCATACTCAAAAGAAAGGGCTTTCATCATGCATACTGCGATGATCCGGTTCCATATGGTTCCGATAATACCAGTTGGCCCGATACCTGAACCTAATCCAAACCCTTCTTCGGCGTATAACATTGAGTGAGCATGTATGAGACCAGGATTATCAAATGATGCAAACATTACATCCAGTACCGATCCCCACTCATCATCAAAGGCTGACTTTAATACGTCTCTAACACTATTTCTAGCGTAACTCATCGTATGTTGATCAAAAGCCTCGTAATCCATACTGAAACATGTGTTATAACGGCGCACCCATCCTTGAATAATGGGCCCTACCACGTGGTTTCCTTGGTACCCGACCCCCCACTCAGTGAGTTTGAGAGCATTCAGGACTGGGTGAGTGAAACATTTCTCGAAAAGGGCACCATACTTAGCAGGCGCCATGGTAGCCCGTACCTTAGGAGCTTCCTCACCGTTGGGGACAACTCTATTGAATACGACCCAGGGGCTTTTGTGATAAGTATCAATGGCATCCCTATCCAACTCAATTATCTTCCGAGCGATGTCAATAGTGTCATTTACGATACTGTCATCCTCAGCCCATTTAGACGTAAAATGTGGATAGCCATAAAACTTATCTTTGGGCATAAGTTTGTATGCTTCATCAACACTCACTGGCGAAAGATAGGCGCCCTGGTTGGCATCTTTCAAGTCTCGCGCTACTTCTTGTATCGCAGACGTGACTAATTGCTGGACCTGTAGGGTTGGCATAAATTCAGGACCAAAGTATGCCTTGGTTTTATCTGCTACCTCAGTGGTATAAGCAGACATGTACGGACCAAACTTACTTCGCTGTTTCTCTTCAGTAGCACTATAACCAGGATGGGACAATAAAGCATGGACGTATTCACTATGAACGTCTTGTTTTAAGTGGAGATTCCAAAACAAATCGTCTACTAAGGCTAGTAGCTCAGAATTACGTAAACCGGTATCATAGATAGATGACCGTGGACCATGCCCCCGTGCTTTGCCTGTAGGTAAACTACTAGATGACATAGCAGCCATCAAGTTAGTCCATTGTTGATCAGAGAGCGATGCCCTTATAGGGTGAGCTTCGCCAAGAGGTGTAGCAGAGTAATAATCACTCGTCGCATATAGCGGTACGCGGGTAGTCGAGGCATTCCTCATCGCATCATTGCGTTTTCTACGTTCTCGCCTAATCTCTGTTGATGATTTAACCATTTTCCCTCCAAGAACACGCTTTGACGTGAGTACTAAGGTCATATTTGTCTAACCAATATCTGGCATTTGAGTACCCAATATTAAGAGCTGAAGCTACTTGTGCAATCGTCAGACCTTGGGTAGTTAGTAACGATAGCTCCTCTTGAGAAAAGCGACGCCCTTTCGTACCTTTTGGTTCAGTCACAGCAACTACGTTGTGTGCGGATAATATTCGTGTAACAGTAGTAGGTGGCAAATGTGTTACCTTACTTATCTCGGTGTTGCTGTAACCAGCTTTAGCATCGGATATGATTCGTTCCTCAATTGGGTCCATAGGGCTTCTCCTTAAGGTAGTGAGCAATGACCAATTTGTGTCACCCGGAATGACAAACACAAATACCTTTCCACATGATAGCGAAAGGCGTTACAGTGTTTGAACTCATTCAGCGATACGTCAACGGATAACTTTGATGTTGCCCTGTAGTGACGTACGCTACGGCTGTTCGTGTAGGACGAACTTAGAACCCACTATAATGGGATTGACAATATAGCGCACTGGTAATATTCCACTCAT